AGCTGAGACAGATTACTTTGCGCTGACTGATGTAACAATGGATGCGGCAATGACCAGCTATCGCCAAGCCTTGCGTGACATTACAAGCCAAGCTAACTGGCCTAACCTTGATGAGGCTGACTGGCCAACGAAACCTTAATGGGGGAGAAGGCACATGCCGTTAATTCCTCTCAACATACCCGCAGGGCAGTATCGCAACGGCACTGAGTATCAGTCTCAGGGCCGTTGGCGCGATGCAAACTTAATCCGTTGGCATGAGGGTGCGTTGCGCCCAGTCGGCGGTTGGCGTCAGCGCGGAAGCGTTGATTTAGATGGCGTAGCCCGCACAATGATTGCGTGGGAAGATAACAGCGGTGGCCGCCGTGTTGCGTTTGGAACGTACAATAAGTTGTACGCCATGACATCTGGCAACGCTGTTAGCGACATCACGCCAGCAGGCTTCACCGCTGGTCGCGTTGATGCCACATCTTTTACCAGCTACGGCGGCGGCGTTTACGGCAGTAGCCTTTACGGTTTACCCTCAGAGGACTCCGGCACTATTTTCCCGGCGACCACATGGAGCTTGGAAAACTGGGGTGAATATTTGCTGGGCATGACAGCTGATGACGGCAAGATTTATGAGTGGCAGTTAAGCGGCGGAACACCAGCCGCAGTTCTATCAAATGCGCCTGTAGGTTGTTCCGGCATGATGGTGACTGAAGAGCGCTTTGTGTTTGCGTTTGGCGCGGGCGGCAACCCTCGCAAGGTTGCGTGGTCAGACCGTGAAGATAACAATACTTGGACACCAGCGGCGACAAACGAAGCCGGTGACATTGAAATCCAAACCAACGGCACAATCCTCAAGGGCTTGCGCACACGCGGTCAGTCACTGATCCTTACGGACCAAGACGCCCACACAGCCACATACAGCGGCCCTCCATTTGTTTACGGCTTTGAGCGTGTAGGTACATCGTGCGGCTTGATAGCAGCCAACGCAGCTGCGTCAATCGACGAGGGCGTAGTGTGGATGGGCCAGCGCTCATTCTTTATCTACGCTGGTGGCTCTGTGCGAGACTTGCCATGTGAGGTTGCGGATTACGTTTTCAGCGACATGAACAACGACCAGCGGTCTAAGGTTCACGCCGTAGTCAACAGCCGCTTCAATGAAATCTGGTGGTTTTATCCAAGCGCCACCTCTACAGAGTGCGACAGCTATGTTGCATTTGACTACGCAGAAAACATTTGGACCACTGGCACGATTGATCGCACAGCTGGCGTGGACCGTGGCGTATTCCGCCAGCCATTTTGGATTGCTGCCGACGGTGTTTTGTATGAGCAAGAAATTGGCTTTGATTACGGCGGCCAATCTCCATTTGCTGAAACAGGCCCAATTGCGCTTGGTGTAGGCGAGAACGTGATGGCTGTGCGCGGCATGATCCCAGACGAGAATACGCTGGGTGACGTTAATGCCACATTTAAGACACGTTTCTATCCGACAGATACTGAGCGTGATTACGGCCCGTATAACATGGCTAACCCAACAAGCCTGCGGTTTACTGGGCGTCAGATCAGAATGCGCGTCACAGGCAACACTGACTCTGATTGGCGTGTTGGTATCATGCGGCTTGACGCGGTTGCGGGCGGACGCAGATGAGCCGAATACTCCCTCCCATTACGGTCAATATAAACCAGTGGGCCGAGAATATGCGGCGTTACTTGGGCCGGGCTTTGGATCAGCTTGGCTTTAAGGAAACGTATTCATCGGCGTCTGAGAATGGCGTGATGCTGTGGGATAATGCTCTTGGCTACCCAGTGGTTTCAAAGAATGGCGAGTGGCGTCAGATTGTGCTTGAGGATGGCCAGTATGCTGGCGGCGTTACAACGGATCAGACTGCTGCATCTACAAACACAGCGTACGCTTTGACGTACACATCAAGCATTGCCGAGGGTATTACAAACGGCACACCAGCATCTCGCATAGTCTTCGAAGAGTCTGGCGAGTATATGATTAGCTTTTCGGCGCAAATTTCGTCCACGTCCAGCTCAACTGTAAACTTCTGGTTCTGGCCGCGCGTCAACGGCGTTGACGTTGCTGGGTCAACGATGAAGAACGCACTGCACCAGAACGGGGCGACGCTTGTTGTGTCTCGGTCTGTTATCTTTAACTTTGCCGCCGGAGATTACTTGGAGGCGATGTGGGCTGTTGACAGCACTAGCGGATTTCTCGATGTAACTGCGGCAACGGCGTTTGCACCCGCAGCGCCAGCCTCCACCATTGCGATAACGAGGCTGCACGGATGAATGAAGAACTGGCACGCTGCAAGCCTTGGATCGAGGCAGCTTTAAGCTACAGCGGTGGCACGCATGGCTTTGATGATGTGGTCGCTGGCTTGCAAAAAGGTACGCTGCAACTGTGGCCTACGCCAAGGGGGTGCATAGTCACTGAAATAGTGGTATATCCGAAGAAACGCGTGTTAAACGTATTTCTAGGTGGCGGTGAACTGGACCAGATTTTAGATATGCACGATGATGTGATAGAATGGGGCAAGGCTCAAGGTTGCAGCGCTCTAACAATGTCCGGCAGGTTTGGCTGGAAGAAACCATTGAAGGCGCACGGCTGGGAAGCCCAGCACGCCTCATACGTTAAGGAGTTTGAGTAATGTCAGGCGGAAAAGGTGGATCAACATCCTCAACGGTTGAAATTCCTCAATACATTGAGGACGCGGCAAAGCGCAATCTAGCCCGTGCGGACACAATCTCTCAGATTGGTTATGTTCCGTATTACGGTCCAGACGTTGCTGCGTTTACTCCAATGCAAGAGGCTGCATTCCAAAACACGGCTGGCACTGCTGGCGCTTTTGGTTTAGCTGGCGGCGGCATGTCCCAGCAAGACATTATGGGCGGGATGCCTGCGCCAACTACATATGCAGGCGGGGTTCGTGGTTACTCTTCTGCGCCAATGTATGAGCAAGCTATGGATGAGCTTGCTACGCGCCGTCCGGGTCAGAGGGCGCTTATTGATAGCTTGTTTATTGACCCATACTCAGGCGTTCCCGGGGCAAATGTTGGCCCAATGGTTGACTACACTGACACCCGCACACCCGGCGACTTAGGCGGTGGTTCTGTTGGCGGTGGTGGTGACGGTGGAGGTGTGTATCTCCCAGAGACCATTACAGGAACCCCTACTGCCCCAACAGACGGAATTGTTTACACGTCAACCGATTTTGCAGGCAACGAAGTTCCGTACACAATAGTTACCCCTACAGATGTTCGCCCGCCCGGTTATATTGACAACACTCCGTCAACTTTCCCCGAGCAGCGACAGTATTACGACTCAAGCCCGATGCTACCGGGTGGCCCGGCGGTAATGCACTCAAGTGATGGAACATCAACCAACCTTGGTTATGATCTTGGCCCATCTGTAGCGGGTGGCCGTGGAACTATTGTGCCGGGTCAGCCTACATATGCAGCCCAGCCAACTCAGGAGCAGCTTGATTACGCAGCAACTAGCCTAGACCCGTTTGGTGGTGCTGGCCCTGACGTTACATCTGGCCCAATTGCCGGACTGGTATCCGGCGGCGGTGCTGACGGGGTGGGTAATTTTGGCAAAGTAGGCGATTTCTTTGGAGGGCTTCTTGGCGGATTGAACGTAACGGGTCCACCAGTGGAGAATAAAGTTACTTCATACTCCCACGCAACAAGCAACGAAAGCAATGCCTCACAGCGTGCGGAAGCGGCTGCACGTCAATCAGAACTTCAAAGGCTAGCGTCAGCACTCGACACGCCTGAAAAGTTTTCTGCTTATACAAATTCTGAGAGCGCCAATTTTGATGCGCCAACGATAAGAGCAGCACAGTTGGCGAGGGGTGGTACTGGGATTGTCTACAAAGACGACCGTCGTGAGGTTTATTTGGATGGGGTCTTAATCGGCAACCCCAAGGGCGCTGAAACGGCAAGAGAAATGCTTGCCAAAGCGCAGGCAGCAAAAGAAGCATCGCGCACACCACCACCACCTCCGCAGGTCATAAGAAACTGATAACTCAAGCAAAGAAAGGCCTGTAAGATGGGCGCACCAGCACCAGCACCGACAATGGCCGCGCAGCCTACTGCGCAGACTAACGCAACATATCAGCCAGCACCAATGGCCCCGCAGCAAGGCTTCAACGTAAACCAAGCCTCGGCGGGGGCGTTGCAAGGCGCAATCGGCGGTACTCAGCGTGCCATGCAGGCTCCACTGCAAGTTGGCGCGTACGCAAACCCGTACACAAGCGCAGTTATTGACCGCACTCAGCAGGACATTGAGCGTCAACGTCAAATGGCCATGAACCAGCTTGGCGCGCAGGCCACAGCGGCAGGCGCGTTTGGCGGCTCACGTCAGGGCGTTGCCGAAGGTGTTATGGCTGGCGAGTATGGCCGGATGGCAGGCGATATGGCAGCACAGCAGCGTCAGCAAAACTACAGCCAAGCGTTGCAGGCTGCGATGGCTGACCGTCAGGCTCGACTTGGCGCAGCATCCCAGCTAGGCGGCTTGGGCCAGCAAGCGTTCCAGACAGGTCAAACAATTCAGCAAAACCAGCTCCAGCAGGGTCTGTTGCAGCAAGGTATGCAGCAAGCGCTGATTGATGCAGCAAAAGGGCAGTACGCTGGCTACACCGCATCGCCAATGCAATCCCTGTCAGCGCCACTTGCCGCGTTGGGTGCGGCTCAACAAGGTGGCCAAAGCACAACAACGAGCAGCGCAAGCCCCGGCTTGTTCAGCTACCTTCAAATTCCGGGGTTGTTTTAAGCTATGCCACAAGGTTTTATCCCACTGTCAACGCAAATGGACTTCCTCTGGAATGAAGTTCAAGGCAAAGAGAAATCTGGCTTCGGCAAGTTTCTTTCGGCCAATGCGTCTTCGCCAGAAGACTATGCAACGCTATGGGATAAATACTATGAGCGCTCCGGCGGCGCTGGTGACGAAAAGGCTCGCAACTACGCGAGCAGCGTTTACGCAGCAATGGCCGATGGCACATCCAACGAGGCTTTAATATCGCCAAACGCCAAGTTTGCTTATGGCTACCTCACGCAAAAGGGTCTCACTCCGCAGCAAGCCGCCGGCGTCACTGGCCGCCTGATGGCTGAGAGCTATGAGGATATGAACCCAGACGCACGCAACACTCTTGCAGGCGGTCAGGGTACATACGGCATTGCACAGTGGCGGGGCAGCCGGATGAATGATCTTGCAAACTTTGCGGGCGTTGACGTGTCGGACATTACATCTCTGCCGGCGACCACTGCCAGCGGCGGTTTACTTTCAAGCAATCAAGGGGGTCAAGACATGGCCATTTCTAATAAGCCTCCATACATGATGGGCGGCGAGCAAACCTACAACGCGCCCAACATGCGGCAACCAGCGCCACAGCAAGGTGGTATGCGTGGACTTCTGTCAACTTTGAAGGATAAGGCTACAGCCGTTGATCCGAACACCGGGCTGACAGGTTATCAGCGGTTTGCCCGTGCGCTTGATCCGCTGATTATGCCAGAGCTTCGCGGCGCAGGCGCAGCGATTGAAAAGCAGGGTGCGCAGCGAGTTGCGGCGGACCGGAAAAATAAAACCGTTGAGATGCTGCGGGCTAGAGGTCGCGATGACTTGGCTGACATGGTTGAGCGCGGGATGATTTCCCCGACTGATGCGGCTAGCCAGTTGTTGGCTACGCCGAAGGATGACAGGACTGCTGGGATTAAGGAATACCAGCAAGCCGTCAAAGATGGCTTTAAGGGGACATTCTTAGAATATAAGACTGCACTTCAGAAGGCTGGAGCTACTAGCGTGACTGTTGGCGGCGAAGGTGCAGAGGCATTTGACAAGGAATTTGGAAAACTTGACGCACAATCCTTGGCTGATGTCGCAAAGGTCGGCGCGACGGCTTCAAGAAGCCTTGCGCAAATTGGTCGCCTTGAGGCCTTACTAGGGAACATTGACAGCGGCATGGGCGCAAGCATTAAGCAATTTGCAGGTAATTTCGGCATCCAGACTGAGGGTCTTGATGACATCCAAGCGGCGTCAGCGCTAATAAACGCCCTCGTGCCTGCGCAACGGCCTCCGGGGTCTGGCCCAATGTCCGACGCAGACTTAGAGCTGTTCAAGCAGTCTCTGCCTCGCATAATCAACTCGCCCGGCGGCAACCAAATTATTATCAACACTATGCGCGGGCTTGCCGAGTATGATGCAGAGGGTGCTAGAATTGTGCAGAGGTTGCGTAGAAAGGAAATAACGCAAGCGGACGCATTTGAGCTTCTAAACAGTCGCGCAGACCCGTTTGCAGCCTTCAAAGCCCCAACTGGGCCAGCACCCACTGGCGGCTTAACTCGCCAAGATGCTTTAGACATTCTGGGCGGATAAGGAGCCAATCATGGCAGAGACAATGACATCGGCGGAGTCCTCACAAATTCTTCAAGCCATCAAGGTTTTGGAGAAACTAGAGGCTGACGGTACAATCACAGCGAGTGAGCAGGCCGCCTTAGATCGCGCCCGAGAAAAGCGGAAGCCAGCCAAGCAAGCCGAGCTTGAAACTCGCGCCACATACGGCGGCTTTACAGCTGGCGCACTGATGAACCTAAACGACGAAGCTCGCGGCGCTTACAACTTCGCCAATGAGCTTTTGAAGTCAGGCGACATGGAGGGCGCAAAGGCGGCTTACGCGAAGTATCGCGACCTTCAACGCCAGATTGACGAAGCATTGCAGCTTCTTGCGCCGGAGCAATATGCCAGCGGGCAGACTGCTGGAGCGGTTACAGGTATGGTCGCTCCCGGCGGCGTGGCTTTCAAGGCTGGGTCGAAATTACCCGTGCTGGGTCAGATAGCCACGTCTGGCGGCGTCGGCGCTACTGCCACAGCTCTGCCGCAATTTGGCGGCGGCGAAGGCGGCTTCACTGAAAGAGTTTCAGAAATTGACCCACTGACCACAGCGGTCGGCGGCACAATAGGCGCAGTTTCACCTGTAGCTGGTCGAGTAGCTGGCGCAGCTACACGCGGCGCGCAGAACTTAACCCGACGCGGTGTGGGCGGCTACAGCGGCGCTGCATCACGCAGGGTGGCCGGCCAGCTCTCTGGCCCACAAGCAACTGGTCAAGACATTCAGTCATACCTCAGCAGCCTCGGGCCGGAAGCTATGCTGGCCGACATACCGGGCCGCCCCCGCACGATGGCTCAAGGCTTGGCAACCATACCCGGTCAAGGTCAAGAAGTTCTGACCCGTGAGATGGGCGCTCGCGGCGCGGGCGCAGGTCAGCGGGTTGAGGATGTGATGACGCAGCGTATTGACCAACCCAATGTTGGCTTTCAGGAAACTTTGGCTCAGCAAGAGCGCAAGTCTGGCGTGCTTGGCCCAATGTATGAGGCTGCCACTCAAAGCGACAAAATGTTTGACGTAAACACATTGCGCAGCGCATTGGTCCTGTATGGTAAAGATGCTTCCCGCTCAGTTCGTTCTCAAATGAATGCTGTGCTAAAAGACTTAGGCACAAAAGGCGACGTTAGCGCTGAAAAGCTGCATAACGTCCGATCAGCTTTGAGCGACGTTATAAACACAGAACGTGGAAGCGTTGCTGTAAACCTCAAGCCATTCCTGCACAAAATTGACGATAAGTTGGATGAGCTGCCAAGTTATGCAGCGGCTCGATCAGGCTACTCTGAGGCATCTGCTATTCAACGTGCTGTTGAAGAGGGTGAAAAGGTATTCACTGGCGGAAAGACATCTGCATTGTCTCCGCGTGAATTGGAAGCAAAGCTCGCAGGCATGTCTGACATGGAGCGAGCTGCCTTCCAGAAGGGCGCACGGGACTACATTGGCTCTCTCATGGGTACGTCTCGCAACGATGCAGCCGCCGCTTGGGGTGAGTTCGGAAAAAGCTGGAACGCTGAAAAACTGAGGATGCTTGTTGGCGACGAAAGTGCGGCAGCTATCACC